ATTGCACCTTCCAGACCAAGAACGGAAAGCAAAACATCCTATCACTAAGCGTTATATTGAACTGATTGAACATCTTGGTAAGATCCAACACGAGATTCATAATTTCACAACAATGTGCATGGGCGCTGTTCATGAGGATGTGAAACATGTATTTTCAGATGCTCCTGTTTATGATATGTGGTCACGAGCAGGTAATCTTGTCGGTGAAATGATTATGAAACCTGAACTACTGGAAAGAAAAGAAGAATGGAAAATGGCAAACCATGGTGAAAAACAAATGACATGTGGTTGTTTGGAAAAAATGTATCATAATGTAATGCTTCCGAATGGTGATGTGTCTTTATGTTGTATGGACTATGGACTCAAACATATTCTTGGAAATCTTTATGAACAAGATTATGAAGAGATTGTTCCTGAAAATAATCAGTCTTTTGAACTTTGCCGTCTTTGTGAGAATGCTGTAGAAGTATGAGGTACACATTTTTTAATGCAGAATCATAAATAAAAAAAAGTATCGTATAATATGTCACAATTTAAGTCTTATAAAAAATTTAACGATGTTACCGAAGAAGGACTTCGTGATTGGTTTGGTAAGTCTAAATCAAAAGACGGAAAATCTGGATGGGTAAATGTTGTTACTGGTGGAACATGTGCAAGTGACGAAGCCGGAGAAGGAGTTCCTAAATGCGTTTCTTCCGCAAAAAGAGCAAGTATGACACCAGCAGAAAGACTATCCGCAGCAAGAAGAAAGAAAGCAGAAGATCCTGGACAACAACAAAAATCGGGATCTGCAAAACCAACCTATGTTTCTACAGATTCACCTAAAAAGAAAATGAAAGAAGAAATGGACGTGCAAGAAGCAAAAGATAAAAAAAATAAAAATAGTGGGACAAAGGATGCTTGTTATAATAAAGTAAAGTCACGTTATAGTGTTTGGCCAAGTGCTTATGCTTCGGGGGCATTAGTTAAGTGTCGTAAGGTTGGTGCGGATAACTGGGGAACTAAATCAGAGGCAGTTGAAGAGCAAAGATATTGCCCTCTTTGTGCAAAAAGAGAATCAAGATCCGAATGTTCATATGGTAAAAAAGCGTGGGAAGATTTTTCTGTAAAAGATCAAGAATATTCGATGGCAAGATCTGAATTAAAAACCATTGTTGATGCTGTAAAGAGACTTCAGATGAAGGTAAGGAAAGGTGAAGGGGATCTAGAAGCATGGGTACAATCAAAAATCACAAAAGCGGCAGATTATATTGATACTGCAGCAGATTATGTAAATAGTGGAGAAATGTCAGAAGCGATTAAACTTGATCCATCATTTGGAAATATTATTTCTGTAATTATTTCTTGGAGAGGAAAAGCATACATGAATAAAATGTTTTTCCCTCAAGTTAAATTACCAACAAGAAGAGAAATAATTGATCAAATACAAAAAGTATATCCAGGAGCAAGTGTTCTTTCATATAATGTTTCTGGTTTAGAACCTGGTCAACCATTAATTCAAGTTTATGATCCACAAAAATCTAAAAACTATTTACTGAATAACAAAACAATTGGTGAAGAAACTATAGAAGAAGTTGCTGCTTGGCAACGTAAGGAAGGAAAAAATCAAAAAGGTGGTCTCAATGAAAAAGGTCGTAAATCATACGAACGTGAGAATCCAGGAAGCGATCTTAAGGCACCACAACCTAAAGGTGGTTCACGTAGAGATTCTTTTTGTGCCAGGATGAAAGGAATGAAAGCAAAACTAACAAGTGCCAAAACTGCAAGAGATCCTGATTCGAGAATTAATAAATCATTAAGAGCCTGGAATTGTTAATATAATTGGAGCATTTTTATGTCTGAACAGTATCTTGGTAATCCGTTATTAAAAAAAGCAAATACACCAATAGAGTTCACTAAGGACAATATTGAACAATATATAAAATGCAAAAATGATCCAGTTTATTTTGCAAAAAATTATGTAAAAATTGTAACTCTTGATAATGGATTGCAACCATTTGCATTGTATCCTTTTCAAGAGAAATTAGTTAATAACTTTCATCAACACAGATTTAATATCTGCAAGATGCCACGGCAGACTGGTAAGTCCACAACTGTTGTTTCATTTCTTTTACATTATGCAGTATTCAATGATAATGTAAATATAGGTATCCTTGCAAACAAAGCTGCAACGGCAAGAGAACTCTTAGATCGTTTGCAAACCGCATATGAAAACTTGCCAAAATGGATGCAACAGGGAATTATCTCTTGGAATAAAGGATCTTTGGAGCTGGAAAACGGAAGTAAAATCTTGGCTGCTTCTACTTCTGCTTCTGCAGTTCGTGGTATGTCTTTCAATATCCTCTTTTTGGACGAATTTGCGTTCGTTCCAAATCACATCGCAGATTCATTCTTTGCATCGGTTTATCCTACGATTACTTCAGGTAAATCAACCAAAGTAATTATTGTATCTACACCACACGGTATGAATCACTTCTACCGTATGTGGCATGATGCTGAGCGTGGCAAGAATGAATATGTTTTCACTGATGTTCATTGGTCCGAAGTTCCAGGAAGAGATGAGCAATGGAAAAAACAAACGATTGCAAACACTTCAGAACAGCAATTTAAAGTTGAGTTTGAATGTGAGTTTCTTGGATCTGTTGATACTCTGATTGCACCAAGTAAACTTAGAAACTTAGTGTATGACCATCCTAAGACCCGTAGCGGCGGTTTAGATGTTTACCTTGACCCAATTGAGGAACATGACTATTTAATGACTGTAGACGTAGCCAGAGGCGTTGGGATTGATTACTCTGCATTTACTGTGGTTGATATTACAGAATTTCCTCACAGGGTTGTTGCAAAATATAGAAATAATGAAATTAAACCGATGCTTTTTCCAAGTGTCATTGTTGATGTAGCTAAGAGTTATAATGACGCATTTATATTATGTGAAGTCAATGATGTTGGAGATCAAGTAGCATCAATCATTCACTATGATCTTGAATATAATAATCTTTTAATGTGCTCAATGCGAGGCCGTGCTGGGCAAATTGCTGGACAAGGATTCTCTGGTAAAAAGACTCAACTTGGAGTCAAGATGTCTAAGACCGTTAAAAAGGTTGGATGTTTGAATCTTAAGACTATGATCGAGGAAGATAAACTTATCTTTAACGATTATGAAATCATGAGTGAACTTACAACATTTATTCAAAAGCATAACTCATTTGAAGCTGAAGAGGGATGTAATGATGACCTTGCAATGTGTTTGGTAATCTATGCTTGGTTAGTTGCACAAGATTATTTTAAAGAACTGACAGATCAAGATGTTAGGAAGCGTCTCTATGATGAGCAAAAAAATCAAATAGAACAAGATATGGCTCCATTTGGTTTTATTGTTGATGGTACTGATGAATCCAGTTTTATTGATGATGACGGTGACAGATGGTTTACTGATGAATATGGAGACCGATCATACCTGTGGGAGTATCGTTAATGAACTTAGACGCCCAATTAAAACTTGGACATTTATTATTCAAAGAACGAAACTGCAGAACCTGTAGACAACAAAAAAATTTAATAGAAGATTTTTATAAAATTCGCAAAGGATCTGGTATATCTTCATATTCGTATGAGTGTAAAAAATGTACAATTAATCGTGTAGTTTTAAGCAGAATACAAACTACACTTTTTGACAAATGGGAATATCCTGACTGGTAATTTGTTCATGCATTGTTTCCCGACTCAAAAGTAACTTTTTAATAAATATTTTTTAGATAAACTGAGATTTCACGGAGAAAAAAATGGCGACTCCACAATTATCTCCTGGTATACTTATCAGGGAAGTTGATTTAACTGTAGGGAGGGCTGATAATGTTCTCGATAATATCGGAGCAATTGCGGGGCCCTTTACAATGGGTCCTGTCAATGAACCAATTGATATTGCCACAGAAGCACAATTAATTAATACTTTTGGCAAACCATTATCAACTGATGGACAATATGAATTTTGGATGACAGCATCTTCATTCTTAAGTTATGGAGGTGTATTAAAAGTTGTTAGAACTTCCAATTCTACGTTAAATAATGCTAATGCTGCTGTTGGATTTGCTGCAACTACAAGTTTACAAATTGATAATTATGACGACTACAATTTAAATTATTCTGCAGATAGTGTAAATTGGGTTTATGCCGCTAAGAATCCCGGTTCTTGGGCAAATACGATGAAAGTTTGTGTGATTGATGATGAAGCAGATCAGACAATTGGAATTACCACTAGCAGTCTATCATCTATTGGGGCTATAATTGGATATGGTGTTACAGTTGCTGTTGCGGCAATAACAATTCCTGGTGAGGGAATAACCAATTCATTTACGGGATATTTAAAAGGTATAATCACTGGAGTTACAACCAATTCTACCAGTTTGGATAGTTCTATCGATGTAAAATTATTTTCTAGAGTTTCTTCTGCTGGAACGGAAACTCAAATTGATTACCAACAATCTAATAGAGCATCAGCATTTACGGTAAATGATACACTAAAATTCATTAATAATTCGGGAATTGTAACTGGATCAAACGCTACTGCAGTTTCAATTGTAGATTGGTATGATCAACAAACTCTTGGATTGACAAATAGCACAGTTTATTGGAAATCTATAGCACCAAAACCAGGAACTTCATCATATGCTTCAGAAAGAAATTCTAAAAATGATGAAATTCATGTTGTAGTTTATGATGACAAGGGATCTATTACTGGAATTCAAGGTAATCTTTTAGAAAAACATATTGGGCTTTCTAAAGCAACCGATGCCATATCTGCAGTAAATTCGCCACAGAAAATTTTCTGGAAAAATTATATTGCAGATAATTCGAAATACATTTATGCTGGAGATAATCCTTCTGTTGGTTCGGATTTATATAATCAAACCACACCAAGATCTTCTGGTTTTTCTACAGCATATACTGCATATACGGAGTCAGAAGGTCAGTGGAATATTGCTGCTCAAGGAAAATCGTTCAGTTCAATTGGTAATGTATCATATACTCTCACTAGTGGTTTTGATTATACGACACAAAATGGGATGACATCTAATCTTTCAGATTTAATTACGTCTTACGAATTATTTTCAAACAAAGATGAAATTGCTGTTGATTATCTTCTTATGGGTCCAGGATCAACAAATAAATTTCAATCTCAAGCGAAAGCAAATTATTTAATTTCTATTGCAAATAATAGAAAGGATTGTCTGGCAGTTGTTTCTCCACATAGGGCTGATGTTGTTAACGTTACGAACTCTACCCCATTGACTCCTATTACACAAACAACCAACTTAATTGAATTCTTCGCACCACTTTCATCATCATCATTTGCAGTGTTTGATAGTGGTTATAAGTATACTTATGATAGATTTAATAATACTTTCCGTTATATTCCATGCAATGGAGATGTTGCTGGATTGATGGTAAGAACTGCTATTACTTCATATCCATGGTTCTCACCAGCTGGACAACAAAGAGGTGTATTGAATAATGCGACTAAACTTGCATACAATCCATCAAAGGCTCAAAGAGATCAACTTTATCCCCTGAGAGTTAATTCAATTATTAACCAACCAGGGACTGGGGCAATTCTTTATGGAGATAAGACTGCGTTGGCATATGCTTCGGCATTTGACCGTATTAATGTTCGCCGTCTTTTCCTGACAATTGAACAGTCCCTCGAAAGAACTGCAAATGCTCAACTCTTTGAACTGAACGATCAAATCACAAGATCAAACTTTGTCAATATTGTTGAACCATATCTGAGAGACATTCAAGCAAAGCGTGGTCTATATGACTTCTTAGTTGTTTGTGATGAAACAAATAACACTCCTGATGTTATTGATAACAATGAATTTAGAGCTGACATTTATCTAAAACCAACGAAGTCAATTAACTACGTAACCCTAACTTTCGTAGCGACTCGAACTGGGGTCAGCTTTGAGGAAGTTGCAGGAACTGTTTGATCATATAATTAATTACTAAGGAGGACCCTAAAAATGGCACAAATTCCAACAAGAAACATTTCACAGTTCAAATCAAAACTCATTGGTGGTGGTGCTCGCCCTAACCTATTTGAGGTTAGTGTAGCGTTCCCAACAGGAGTAAACCTGGGAATTCAGAATGATGGAACTGGAACATTTGATTCAGAAAACTTCAGATTTCTTTGTAAATCAGCTGCACTTCCTGCATCTACCGTTGCAGAAGTAGCAGTTCCTTTCAGAGGAAGAACTTTAAAAGTTGCTGGAGAAAGATCATTTGATAACTGGTCAATCACCGTTATCAACGATGAAAACTTCGGACACAGAAAAGCATTTGAAGCCTGGATGCAAAACATTGCTCAGTATGGTGACAGTTCGGGTTTGACGAACCCATCAGATTATATGGGTAATGCTACAGTTTATCAACTTGGAAGAACTGCCGCTTCTCAGCAAGGTGAGGGAACAACTTCTGGTCCATCAAACATTCTTGCGCAGTATAGGTTTGTTGATATTTTCCCAACTTCAATTTCGGATATTCCTCTTTCGTATGAAACTGAGAATTCAATTGAAGAGTTTACTGTTGAGTTCCAGATTCAGTACTTCTATCCTGAGGCTGCCGGTTCTGGCGCTTAATAAATAGTACAAATAAGACCACACTTTAATAATGGCAAAACTTTTTGGGTTCTCTATTGAAAATAAAGAACCATTATCCCCTGGTGTAGTTTCCCCCGTTCCTCCCAATAATGAGGACGGGGTTGATCATTATTTAACCAGTGGATTTTTTGGTTCTTATGTTGATCTAGAAGGAATTTATAGAACTGATTTTGATTTAATTAAAAGATATCGTGAGATGGCACTTCACCCAGAGTGTGATAGTGCAATTGAAGACGTTGTAAATGAAGCTATTGTTTCGGATAGTGATGACAGTCCAGTAAAAATTGAATTGTCAAATTTAAATGCTAGTGATGGTATTAAACACAAGATAAGACAAGAGTTTAAGTATATTTTAGACCTTTTAGATTTTGATAAAAAGTGTCATGAGATCTATAGAAATTGGTATATTGATGGTAGAATTTTTTACCATAAAGTAATTGATTTAAAAAATCCACAAAAAGGAATTCAAGAGTTAAGATATATTGACTCTATGAAAATGCGTTATGTAAGGCAAACCAAAAAAACTGCAAACGATGATCGCAGTATTCGGTTAGCCAACATGAATAATGATAATCCAATGCAGTATGAGTTTCCTGAAATTGAAGAGTATTTTATCTATACCCCACAAGCAACATATCCAACATCGAATCCATCATCTCTTGGAGATAAAAAAGGAATTAAAATTTCAAAAGATGCAATTACGTATTGCTCATCAGGACTTGTAGATAGAAATAAAGGATCAACATTATCTTATCTTCATAAAGCAATTAAGGCTCTCAATCAACTTCGTATGATTGAGGATGCACTGGTTATCTATAGGTTGTCTCGTGCTCCAGAACGTAGAATTTTCTATATTGACGTTGGCAATCTTCCAAAAGTAAAGGCAGAACAATATCTTCGTGATGTGATGAGTCGTTATCGTAATAAACTTGTATATGATGCGAATACAGGTGAAATTCGTGATGACAAAAAATACATGAGTATGCTCGAAGATTTTTGGCTTCCAAGAAGAGAAGGTGGTAGAGGAACTGAGATTACCACTCTTCCTGGAGGACAAAATCTTGGAGAAATTACAGATATTAAATATTTTCAAGAAAAACTATATCGTTCATTGAATGTTCCATCATCAAGAGTTGGTGGAGATAGTGGATTTAATCTTGGAAGATCTTCAGAAATTCTGCGTGATGAAGTTAAATTTAGTAAGTTTGTTGGACGTTTGAGAAAAAGATTCTCAAATATGTTCAATGATATGCTAAAGACTCAACTTATTCTTAAGAATATCATCACCCCTGAAGATTGGGAGATGATGAGCGAGCACATTCAATACGATTATTTGTATGACAATCATTTCTCAGAACTCAAAGAATCTGAACTGTTAATGGAACGTCTGAACATGGTTTCTCAAGCAGAACAATATGTTGGTAAATATTTCTCACAAGATTATATTCGTAGAAAAATTCTTCGTCAAACTGATGAAGAAATTATTCAGCAAGATAAAATTATTGATAAAGAAATTAAGAATGGCACAATTCCAGATCCAGCAGATATGATGATTGATCCTACAACTGGCCAACCGATGCCAGCAGCTCCAGGAGTTGGTGGAGATCTTGGAAAACCAGTAATGGAACCAAATACTGATGCTCAAGGTGCTGCAACTGAAGCAAGTGGTAAACAAATCGAAATGCCAAAACCACCAAAGGGTGGTGAGATCTAATAAATAACAACGATACTTATTCTAGAAATCATGGATGAATTAATGGATATGATTGCTACTGATGAAAGTCCTTCACAGATCAGTGACAAAATTAAAGAGTTACTCTTTGCAAAATCTGGAGAAAAAGTAGACGCATTTAAGCCTATCGTTGCTTCTTCAATGTTTGATAATTCTGAACAAGAATACGATGAGGAAGAATGATAAATGTCTGAAGACTTATCAGATTTTTTTCAACTTATAGCAGATTTATAAATAACTAATAAATGTATTATACGAATAATGACACATAGACCAGTTGGATCTGGAGTTTCTTTTGCCACATCCACAACATCAGCAAAATCAGCAGCGTTCTCTGGGAGAAGCAATACTCTCAGAATAGTTGCAACTGGCGCAAATGCTTTTGTAGCAATTGGAACAGAACCAACTGCTACTCTTAGTGATTATTGTATTCCATCTGGAACTTCTGCAACTCTTGCAATTGATACTGGTTCTGCAAGAGTTTCTGGTGTGACCACTGGAGCAACCACCACTTATATTGATTTTCCAGAAGGCCAAGCATCACCTTTTGGCATTGGAGATTATGTAAGTCTGACTGCATCTCAGCAAACTTATTATAATTTTGTTCATGGGCCTGTAACTGAAGTATTCAATACTTCAAATCAGAGTGGATATTTTTCAACAAGAATTGGAATTGGAACTAGTACTTCAGGAATTACTACAGCATTTAGTGATCCAGATGCAATTTTGAGAAACTCCATTAAAGTCGCAGCAATTACCGATACTGGTGCTGGACTTCTTTATACACAACAAGTACAAATTACAGGTCAAGCATAAAATGAAACTCCTCAGAGAAGAAATCGAATCCGTAGAGTTTATCGTTGAAGAACGCAACGGTAAAAAATCACTTTATATTGAAGGCATTTTCCTTCAAGGAGACATTAAGAACCGCAATGGTCGCATGTATCCTATGGAAACTCTTCGTCGTGAAGTTGCTCGTTATAATGAAAACCATGTTTTAGCTGGAAGAGCTCTTGGAGAACTGGGACATCCAGATGGTCCCACAGTAAATCTTGATCGTGTTTCTCACAAGATCACTTCTCTTCGTGAGAGTGGTTCTAACTTCATTGGTAAAGCTAAAATCCTTAACACACCTATGGGTAAGATTGCAGAATCGTTGATTTCTGAAGGAGTAAGACTGGGTGTTTCTTCCCGTGGTGTTGGTTCACTCCAAATTACAAGAGAAGGAATTAATGTTGTAGGTGAAGACTTTATGTTGGCAACTGCTGCTGATATTGTTGCCGATCCTTCAGCCCCTGATGCATTCATATCAGGTATTATGGAAGGCAAAGATTGGGTTTGGGATGGTGGCATTCTTCGTGAAAAGTATGCTACAAAAACTTATGCAAGAATTAATACTCTTGTAGACCAGAAAAAACTTGATGAACAGAAATTGAATCTGTTCGATGATTTTCTGGCAAATTTATAATTTATAAATAAATATAGTTTATAACTTTACGGTTAACAGGAGGGAGAGTTCAAATGTCTCGTGGAGATTTACAAGAAATGGAAGTAGACACCAAGCAATCCAGAACTGCTGTCAATGCAAATGCAAAGGCAGCAGATCCGATGCCAAAAATGACCACTGGTGGTCAAGGCGTAAGTTGGGAAGATCTTGGGGGTCCTACTCCTGAGAACTATCGTTCAGACGACGATTCCGCAAAATTAAAGACACCTGGCGCAACTCTGAAACAAGTCAGAGATGTTGTCAACAAAGGTGCTAAATCTGCCGACCCTATGAAGGGTATGAAAGAAGATGCGGAATATGATGAAGATGAAGAACTCTTAGAAGCCAAAGAAGAAGACGAAGAAGAAGACGAAGAGGAAGAAGAAGAGAAGGGTAGTAAAAAGAATAAAAAGGAAGGCAAAAAAAATTCTTTTAAAGATGATGAAGAGGATATGGAAGAGTCTTTCCAAATTGAAGATGATGTAAATGCACTTCTTAGTGGAGAAGAACTCTCCGAAGGTTTCAAAGAAAAGGCAAAAATCATATTTGAAGCTGCACTTAAGTCAAAGATTACTGAAATTAAAGAAACAGTTGAATCTCAATATGAGCAGAAACTAATCGAAGAAGTTGAAGTAATCAAAGAAGCACTTTCAGATAGGGTTGACTCCTATCTGGAATATGTTTCTGAAGAGTGGTTCGTAGAAAACGAACTTGCTATTGAGCACGGTCTTAAGACCGATTTAACTGAATCATTCCTTTCAGGCATGAAGGGACTTTTTGAAGAACATTATGTAACAATCCCTGAAGATAGATATGATGTATTAGAAAGTATGGTAGAAAAACTTGATGACATGGAGACAAAACTCAACGAGCAAATTGAGAAGAATATCTCCCTTAACAAGCGTCTCGCAGAGTCGGTTGCTGATGGAATCTTAGATCAAGTTTCTGATGGCCTTGCTGCTACTCAGAAAGAAAAGCTCGCTTCACTTTCCGAAAGTGTTGAGTTTGAAAGTGAAGAAGAATATCGTGAAAAAGTGGAGATGCTGAGAGAATCATATTTCCCAGCAAACAAAACTCCTAAAGCACATGCTGAAACCTTATCTGAGGGTGTAGACCATTCGCCAGAATCAATTTCAGGCACAATGGCTGGATACCTGAGAACCCTTGAAGCTGTTGCTAAAATCTGAATTTAATATTAAATCAAACACAAACATTCACCAAAGGTAAACGCAAATGTTCAACGCAGAACATCTGCAGGAAAAGTGGGCACCACTCCTCAATTATGAGGGTCTTGATCAAATCAAAGATTCCCATCGTAGAGCGGTAACCGCTGTCCTGCTAGAGAACCAAGAAAAATTCCTCCGTGAGGAAGCATCATTCTCCTCAGGTATGAACCTGATGGAAGCACCAACCAACGCAGCTGGTACTGGTGGTTATGGAGGTGGCTCAGCTGCTGGTGGACCTACTGCAGGTTTCGATCCAGTTCTGATCTCATTGATCAGACGTTCAATGCCTAACTTGGTCGCATATGACCTCGCTGGCGTTCAACCAATGAACGGTCCTACTGGACTCATCTTCGCAATGCGTTCACGTTACAACACCCAGAGCGGCACTGAATCATCCTTCAACGAATCAGATACTTCATTCTCGGGTCAAGATGCTGGTTTCGACCTTACAGGCAGTTTTGCTGATGCTGCTGCTGGTATCGGTACAACCACTCAGTCGGGTACTAACCCTTCAATCCTAAACCCTGTTGGTACTGCAACCTCAACCGCGTATAACGTCGGTTCAGGCATGAACACGGCTGATGCAGAAAACCTTGATGGTACTGGAAGCAATGCTTTCAACCAGATGGCTTTCTCAATCGAGAAAGTTACCGTTACTGCAAAGTCCCGTGCTCTGAAGGCTGAGTATTCACTCGAACTCGCACAAGACCTCAAGGCAATCCACGGTCTGAATGCTGAAGCGGAATTGGCAAACATTCTCTCAACCGAGATTCTTGCTGAAATCAACCGCGAAGTTATTCGTACCATCTATAAGATTGCTGAGCAAGGTGCTGTTGAAAACACCGCTACTGCTGGTGTATTTGACCTCGACATCGACTCCAACGGTCGTTGGTCAGTTGAGAAGTTCAAGGGTCTTCTGTTCCAAATCGAAAGAGATGCAAACAGAGTCGCTCAAAGAACTCGTAGAGGAAAAGGTAACATCATCATGTGCTCTGCTGACGTTGCTTCAGCACTGACCATGGCTGGTGTTCTCGATTACACCCCTGCACTCAACGCTAATCTGAACGTTGATGATACCGGCAGCACTTTCGCTGGTACAATCCAAGGTAAATATAGAGTATATATTGACCCATATTCGGCAAACCTGGCTGCTGATAACAGCGGTCTGTCACAAGGAACCAACCAATACTACGTTGTTGGTTATAAGGGTTCTTCTCCTTATGATGCCGGACTGTTCTATTGCCCATATGTTCCTCTCCAAATGGTTCGTGCCGTTGGTGAGAACAACTTCCAGCCAAAAATCGGGTTTAAGACTCGTTATGGCATCGTTGCTAACCCATTTGCTGAAGGCACCAACCAAGGTCTCGGCAGACTCCGCGTCAACAGCAACCGCTACTACCGTAGAGTTGCAGTTAAAAATCTCATGTGAGTCTTTCTCACAAGTTTCATGGGGGGGTCTTCGGACCCTCTTTTTTTTATCTAAATAGAAATAAAAATGGCTACAGGAAAC